GTTGAGGTAATCCCCAGCACATATATTTAATTATCTCTTTCTGTAGGTTTTTATCTACAGGCATATTAATGTCTTGTTGTGTTGCTTTGTATACTGTCTTCATTATTGTAGGTAATAAGTTAATGTTCCTATAATCCCTAATATAATAAATATTACTGTATAAGTAATAAAAGCCCATTTAATCATTTCTTTGTTTTTCATTTCTTTGTTTCTAAAAAGATGCTGCCCATTCACACTAGACTTACTAAATTCCTCACTAGGATCATAATCCATTGTTGATATCGGTTTTAGTGTTTTTATGTTACTACGGGTTATCAGCATCTGTGTTGTTTATTTATTATATTATATAATTTTCAAAAGTTAATTCAGAAGTATCAACTTTAGTATCATTTGCTAATGAGTAACCAAAACGGCTAAAACTATCTACAAAGTCATTTTCATTATATAATTTTTCTAAATCTTCATATTTACCATTAAGTGTAAGTAAAACAGTACTTGACAATTCAGTATAGTTACTTAACATTACTTTATAACTTCTCATTATTTCAAGAATTTCAGTTGGATTTTTAGTTTCTAATAAAACTTTTATTGTTTGTTTTTTCATAATTTTTAATTTAGTTGTTTTAATTGTTTTTAATTAATTATGAAGCTAATATATAACTTTTCAACAAATAATCAACATTATATATTAATTTTAACATTTCTTTAACATTTACCATATATGATATTCTCCTTTATTAGGATCTTGTAGTTGTGAGGTTAAAGCATAACGTGCTGCATCAATACTGTGGTCTCCAGACATAGGGTTAGGCTTTTGTAGTGTGTTGCCTTGCTTGTCTTTCATCCAGACATATCCCTGAAGCTCTTTGATTAAGTTCTTTGACCTTTGTGTAACAAATACTTTGTTTTGGTTTATAAGGTTAATACCATAAACAATACTATCTCTTCCTTTTGTAACTGGAAATACTTGATGACCATAACTATTTAATTCTGCTATTGATTTAGGTTCAGCTGAATCTGCCCATAAGCTTCCTAGTATCTGATTGTTCTTTAAGTATTGACTTATGTGTGAATTTAACATTCCTTTTCTATAGAGTACTTCATCAAATATATATGCATCATCTAGTTTGTATAGTGCTACTAATGCTGCTTCGTCAACCGAATAACCAAAGTCTAATCCATGACATAATAACCTAGCGTGAGGTGGTATTACATCTATTTGTTTCCAATCAGGAATACAAGCTCCTTCAAGTGTTCCTATCTCACCTAGTCCATACACTCTCCACCAATTAGCCCAATAAGAGCTTTTAGATGCCTTTAGACGAGCTTTCTCTATTTCTTTGATAATACTATCAGGAAGTTCGTTATTGTCCTTGTAAGTTAATGTAATAAAGTCTGTGTCTTCTGTGTTGATTAGTTCTTTGTCTACCCAGAATAAATTAGTAGGGTTATAGTCTAACCATATCTCTCCAGAAGTTCTTATAGATAATTGCTGGTAAGCTTCAAAGCTAACATTGTTACACTCATTAATAAATAGATCTGTTCTTCTAGAACCTCTTAACTTGTCTGGTTGGTCTGTAGAAAAGAACTCTATATAACTTCCATTACTAAATGTATACTTTAAATTAGTCTTATTGTATTTCTCTTCGTAATATCTGTTTAATCCTTTTAGGATGTTTAGAAAGTCTTTTAATGCTCCTCTTCTTAAATGAGGTACTGATTCTGATACTACACTTATCTCGCTTCCTGCGTTTCTGATTGCTTGATCTATTAAGATAGATAGTATACAAATAGTTTTACCAGCAGAAGTTCCTCCTCTTACTATCTTAACTCTTTTGTCTAGGTTTAGTAGTTTGTCAAATGCTATTGTCTTTTTTACTCGCATATGGATTAAATATACATATCATTGAATCATGTTTGCCTGCTTTAGATGTAACATATTCACCTTTTGTGTTTATTCCTTTAAATTTAATTCTACCTTTTACAAATCTGATTTCTGCATTTGGGTATATTATTTCATGGAATTGTTTAGTGCTTGTAGCAACAGGTAGTAACATAACTACTAACTTACCTTTTTTATATTCTTCAAAAGCTTTAGCAATGAATTTAGGTTTATCTATTCTGTTGTAAGGAGGGTTTACAAAATTTCTTTCACCCCATTCAACTTTCAGACCATCCCATAAATCTATATTATGATCTATTGGACACGGATCGAAATCAAAATTAAACTCATCATTAAGTTTGTTATAAATATAATCTGGTGTAGCCCAAGAATCATTATTTACTAATCCATCTCTGTTTATCATAAAACAAATATAAAGAATTTTTAATCAATAAATAATGGTGTGTCTTCGTTTATAGTTATGTCTTTTGTTTCTCTTGGTTTACCTGCGTAGTAATTATAAAACAGCTGAACATACTTAAAGTCTCCTTTTTCTACTCCAGCTTTCAGAGCTTGATATGCAGCGTCCTCTAATGGAGTTAGTTTCTCTATTAGATTTAACTCATCTGCTTTAGGTTTTCTACCTGCTCCTTGTCTTTTTCCTCCGTGTGCCATAACTTGAAATAACTTGATTAATCAATAATACAATAAAAAAACTTATCATTTGTTAAATTCTATTATATACCATTCTAATAAACTCTCTGAACTCTTCTCTAGACTTCATGTTTCTATCCTCATTATTGTTTAGTGACGTTATTAATCTTGCTTTTAGTTTAACATAATCATATTTCCTTGTCTGCATTTCCTTTACAACTCCGTCTTGTGCGTATGAAGATTTATTAAATCTAGTTTTAAGAATGTAACATAATTCAGATATATTCTTACTTAAAGATCTATCATTAAATGTTAATCTTCCTAATTTAAATTCTTTTTTGTCTTTTGCCCAAATACTTAATAAGGTTCCAATAGTTAATCCCTTATATACTTGAACATAAAAATTTCTTAAGTCAGAATAATTATGATAATATTTCACATTATCTGGACCAAACTCACACCATGCATCTAAATAATCTTCATCTTTCCATCTCTTTTGAGTTGAATTTAATAATGAAATATCATTTATTAATTGTTGCTTTGTTTCATATTTCTTAACTAGACAGCTTATGTTTTTATTTCTTTTATTCAATAAAAATCCTTTTAATAAATGCTGACCATCTATTATTGATTTAGATTTTTGATTAGGTATTTTTGATAAATCTCCTATTATTGGAAGCCTTAACATTCCTATCTCATCTATACTTTTTGCTAAAGTTGTAGCGTGCTTTAAAGATATACTTCTATTAAAGTGAAGTAGGTTTTGTGGCATTAATAATTGTTCTACTTCTTTTCTGTTTAAATTTATTGTTTTTATTTGTTTCATTTTTATAATTTTTAATTAAACTCATTTAAATATCTATTCTCTATTTCCCAGTTGCCTGCATAGAGTTCAAAGGTAGTACCATCCTTTCTTGTTCTGATTGTACCTTTAGGATAATAGTTACCCTTTTCTTTAAACTGTTCTTTGGTTACCCATCCACATACTGTAAGAACTTTAGTAAATCTATTTATGGAAGCAAATATAAAAGCATCAGCTATATATCCTATTTGTGTGTCTAGGACATTATTTACATAATAGTCTTTAGGATCTACTTTTCTTTCCATACACTTTACATCTGCTTTGTAACCATTCCAATCAATATCATATCCTCCATCAAATCCTCCGAGTCCTGTCATTAGTTCTATACCTAGATAGTCTCTTATGGTGTTTTCTCCTACTATTCCTATGTATTGATTTCTCTTGTTGCCATCTGCGAATCCTCTCATACCGAAGTTAGTTCTCTCTACCAACTTTTTACTGTAGGTGATTATTTCTTCGTTAAGAGATATTTGCAACATTAGTCTAGCAAGTTGTTGTTTTCATATTTTCTTTTAAGTTCTTCGTATTGCTTTTTAAGCATAAGGTAATTATCTACTAACATCTCTAGATTGTATTCTAGTTTTTTATCTAGCTTTTCATACCCTAGATACTTTGTAAACTTTTCTTTTATTTTATTATAGGTGTTTAGTAATCCTTCATCTTGCTTTAACCAATATGGAAAAGCTTCTGAAGCATGCAATACTGTTGCGTGGTTTTTATTTACTGTTTTACCTATTTTTAAATAAGTCATATTAGTATACTTACGTAGGAGNTTATAATATATTCCTCTTGCTTCAACAAAGTCTCTGTCTCTACANGTTAAAACTTCTTTGTTTTCTAAATCAATATTAGTCTCTTCCTTTATTATTTTTTTTAGTTCTGATGTAATCATAGTTATAATATTTGTTTTCGTTTATTGCTTTTAATATTCCAGCACACGCTTCATAGTTTTCTAAAGTTTCATAAAGCTTTATAGCATTTTCAAGTTCTTTTTCTGTTGAACCAGCTGCTAAATCCATTAGTGCCATTAGATAATATTTTTCTATTTCATCATTGTAGAGTTCCTCGTAATACATATTCATTTAATTCTGATTCTCTTTTTACAAAGTATTCTTCAAATGTTTTAATTGCTCTTTCTAATTTCTCTTTACCAGATAAGTAAAAACTTTCTTTTGCATCCCACATACCCAGATCTCCTTTTGCTTTATCTATTGCAAAGAAATAAAACTTATCATAAGATACATTAAATAATTCACAATAAATATAAAGCTGTACGTCATATGAATATTTCTTGGCTGAATAAGGAAATGCTTTTACATCTGCTGTGGTCTTTAAATCTGCTATAAAGCCATCTCCTAAAATATCTGCCTTACCTCTGAAAGGATAACCGTGTAACATTCCTATNGCTGGTATCTCAAACTNTGCTCCTCTTGTCATTCTTTGCCACANATCATTCTGNAGTAAAGCGTCTACTGTATACATNGCTTTGTCATAGTCTTTTCTTGTATATACAAATTCATCNNNTCCTANCTCTGCTACTTTCTCTGTNTATTTTTTTGTTCTTGCTGATTGTACTTCTACTATGTGTACTANACTNTCTATCTTNTCTGGTTCTAATGCTGCTAAATGTATAAGNCTTCCTGCTTTAAANGCTGGGTTGTCTGACTTAAAGTTTAAACTTCTAGCATANGCTTTAGGACTATCCATTAANTATTTTATAGAAGAAGANCTCAATGCTGTTCTTCCTAGNTCNCCATAGTAAAACTTATCGTCATCCATTTTAGGAATTANATCTTCTGGTGAATATTGTTTTCCGTTAAGTAATGTTATTGTNTTATTCATATAGTCTTATTTGTGACGTATGGTTATTAAATCTTTTCATAGTTGCTTCATAGTATTCTTTGTCTATTTCATAAGCATCTAAATCATATTTTAAATTATGACAAGCTATTGCTATACTACCAGAACCTAAATGAGTGTCTAATATTTTATAACCCTCTTTAGCATATTTCATTAAAAGCCATTCATAAAGTTTTACAGGTTTTTGTGTAGGATGTATTCTTTTCTCAATTCCTAACTGATAATCATTTTCTGCTTTAGTATTCATTTTACCATTTTGAACATTACCTGACCATTGAAAGTCAAACATACCAATTCTATTCTGACAATTAGTAGCAGCAATATCAGCATCACTTGCATTTCTTGATTTTAAAAATGGTGTTATAAGTTTGTTATGTATGATTCTACCTTGACCAAATTTACCTTGATTATCTCCATAATAATTACATCCCCAAATAATATGCTTTTTGCTTACCCTTATTAGTTCATCAAAGTATTCGTCAGCTGGTGATTGATTATTCCAATCTTTCTGTTTATGACCTTTAGTAGTTTTCATAACACCATTACTTTTAAATTTTACTTTATCACTAAATGATAAACCTATGCCATAAGGAGGATCAACAATAGCTAAATCATATTGATTGTCTGCCATATCTTTCATAGCTTCCATACAATCTTTGTTATATAAATTTATCATTCTCCTTTGTCTAATTGGTCTTCTAATGCAGCAAGGGCTCTCCATGCTACCTTTCCCAGATGTAACATTCCATCATCATCTAAAGGATCTGTAGTGTGGTCTATTAGGTGTCTTGTTAAAGCATCTAACTGATCTGTTGATTTACTCTTGTCCCAGTGCAATGGTTTGTCTGGATGATGTTGCTGGTTTCCTATGTAACTTATCTTTGATACATA